ATGCCTTCAGCCCCCCAGAAAACCAAATCCTTCAGACTCCAAACCAAATATGTCTTCCTTACTTATCCACGCTGCAGCTCTAGTGCAGAAAATCTCAGAGATTTCCTCTGGGATAAACTTTCACGTTTTGCTATTTTCTTTATCGCTATTGCTACTGAACTCCACCAGGATGGTACTCCCCATCTTCACTGCCTTATACAGCTTGACAAAAGAAGCAATATACGTGACCCTTCTTTTTTTGATCTTGAAGGAAACCATCCAAATATCCAACCAGCTAAAAACTCTGAACAAGTTCTTGAATACATCTCCAAAGACGGAAACGTCATCACCAAAGGAGAGTTCAAGAAACACAGAGTCTCCCCTTCCAAATCTGATGAGCGATGGCGAACTATTATCCAGACTGCGACTTCTAAAGAGGAATATCTGGACATGATAAAGGATGAATTTCCTCATGAATGGGCAACAAAATTACAGTGGTTGGAATACTCTGCAAATAAACTATTTCCACCACAACCTGAAATCTACCAGGCCACATTCACTGAGGAAGATCTCCAATGTCATGAAGATCTGCAGTTATGGAGAGACCAGCATCTATACCACGTAAGTGTAGATGCTTACCGTCTAGTTCATAACGTCACACTTGTTGAAGCACACTCTGACTTAGTTTGGATGGACGACATATCCAGGAACCTAGAAGGGCTGGAACCAGGATCCCCTCCCTCTACATCTGCGGACCAAGTCGTACCGGAAAGACAACATGGGCCAGAAGCCTCGGAAGGCACAATTACTGGAATGGGACCATCGACTTCACTGTCTATGATGACCACGCGACCTACAACGTCATCGACGACATCCCCTTCAAATTCGTCCCACTCTGGAAGCAATTAATAGGTTGCCAGTCTGATTTTACTGTCAACCCTAAGTATGGAAAAAAGAAGAAAATAAAGGGAGGAGTGCCATGTATTATACTATGTAACGACGATGAAGACTGGCTGAAGAATATGTCTCCCGCTCAGATTGAATACTTTGAAGCCAATTGTATTACGCATTTTATGTATGCGGCGGAAACATTTTTTGCTCCTGAATCGTCGAGTCACTGAACGTGCCTCTCCTCATAGGAGGGTATATAGTGTGTAATGATTGTAAGGTGTCTTTTTTTCGTTTTCGTGTGTTTTTGTATTCCGGGTTTTTATTAATAAGATTTGAATTTCTCTACACTGAAGCTCATTAATATGAAATCAAAATAACGACATTTTTATTGATTGCCAACTGATTTGAAATACATGCGGAATCTACCGCCAACTCTTACAGTAGCACCACCACCAGGAGCACATACAAGGTATAGTGCTCCTTCCTTAATATCAGCAACATCACCAGTGGAAGAATTCTTCCACTCTGTGCTAACCCCTAAACGTTTAAAAAACTTAGTAACATGCCTCCACTGATAACAAGGCCCAGGACCATAGTAAGAAGACCCTTGTTTAGCATTAGGGTCAACTCCATTAGACTCCAACATACATGACCAGGTTTTTTTAACGACAAACCTGTGACATACATTACGAGTCACAGTCCAAGTCCCAGGCTGATCTTGATATAGACTATCAAAAATAGCGGAAGGCGATGGATTACTCTCGCCAGGGTTTTTATCATACACCAACCAGAAATAGATTGGGAATTTTGAAACCCTAGAGAACATCGAGCCATCCAAAGCAACCCACGTCTTCACAGCCATCTTGTAGGTAATTGTCCGGTTGGTGTGCCTACAGTTCTCGTTCGCCCCTTGAGGGAAATTAGTGATGAGGAAAGTAGACCCACCAGGAGAAAACGTCATTCCTGTTTTATTCGTCGTCCACAGATACTCTGCGACCTGTAGAGCAGGACGCCTGTTAGAAACAGGACGGCCTGGTTGGTTAACTAGCTGCTCCAATTCTCTTTGTGATTTCACGCCAAGAGCCTGATAGGTCTTGCCATAACGTCCCCTTTTCCGGGAATAAACCAAACCCTTATACCGGCCCGCCATTAGGGTTTCCTTCACCAGGTCTTCTGAGAGGGGTATTACCAAACCCTATCTCAGTTGTCGTCTTCTGCTTCTTTGCTTTCAAAAGAAGGATCAAATCCTTCAAGAATAACGTATACGCTAAGTATACGATACCTACAGCAAAAAGGATAACAATCAAAGCAACAACAACTTTCGAAAAGAAGTGCTCCGATGACTCACCCGCTTTCTGCGGCTGATATTGCTCAAAAGTACCAACAGGGGTATCTGAGTAATTTATACCAGATGGGACCACTTGGTATTTGGCGGGATACATTTTCAACTTTGGGATGTCACATCATCTTTATATAGCACTATAATGACTCATGAACCACTAAAGGAAACTACGGCGCACTTTCGCTCGCCCTAAAGGGCTCGCGTGGGGCCAAGAGAGCACTCACGGGTAATATTAAAATCCGTGAGTGTGCCCCACGCGTCAAGATCCTAACGGTCCACCTACCAATATAAATGCCACATAAACCTGGCTCACTGGCTCACTCACTAGTTAAGAATAGAGTTTCATCGTACGGTACTTGAGCCTTAAT